CGACACTTAGCCCCAACGTGTGTATACACGTTTCAACCTGAGCATAGCGCCCACGTAGAGGCAGACTACTCTTTCTCTTTTGACAAGCAATCAATCGTTGAGTATGCTGTCGCTGGTGGAGGGCGTTATTTTCACCATGTTTGGAATTATGGCATTGAGACCCTTTTGTGCAATGAGACAGCATGGGGTTTCACTTACGGACTCGCCGCTTACGCCGTAGATCGGCGGCGTAGCTCCCCCAATCGTGAGATAGTCATGCTCACCCCTACAGGCAAGTGGAGTGGCCCTATGGCTCATGTGATGTTTAGTTGCAAATGGTTACAATCTGCCGTCTTGCAAAGGCTCAACACACATCACTTAGACTTCACGCGCCTCAAAACTGTAGGCAAATTGGGTGCCATGATTAGCACCGCTAGGTGTGGAGGCTTAGCTTGTGCTACTGTCACTGCTGCCATTGATGAGACAATAGCAGGTGTGGCACGTTCCTCCAAGTATGACCTGGTACTTCCCCAGGTAATGGGATACGTAGAAGGTGATCGCACCAAAGCTGTTTTACTCATGGAATATCACAGGCTGTGCGTCCCCTACAAACCTGACGTAGTTTGTCCCGTTGAAGACTCCGTGAGGCGCTATCAGTTCAAGCCCGATGATTATGATCCATCGGCAAAAGCGTCTTTACACGGTTTTATGTCTCCGTTAGTGCATGGCGCCTTTGCGCCTGACCGCACCTTAGGTAATGAACAGCAAGGTATCGCCGGCCGCATAGTCAACGTCAAGCCCACCAAAATAGTTGTGACGATGGCCCTATCTGCACTAATAGTTGAGTTCGTTGAGTTTGTAGTTCCTGCTGGCTACGCCTACAGTTTAGATCCTGTGGATTATGATGAAGTCTTAGACCGACAAAATAAGCCGACGCAACGCGCGACATTGGCTAGGTCAGAGGGTGCTTGGCCAAAACCAGTCACCCAGACGTTTAACAAGGCTGAGGCCTATGCCAACGTCAAAGACTCACGTATCATATCCCAAATCAACGGCGTTGATAAGCGGGACTACAGCATGTTCATGTATGCTTTTGAGGTTATCCTCAAGCAGCATGAGTGGTATGCAATAGGTAAGAAACCTTTCGATATTGCTAGACGCGTTGCTACTATGTTAGCCGACGCAAAGTTTGCTACCACAACGGACTTCTCCCGTTTCGATGGGCACGGTTCCAACCTCATGCGTGAGGTTGAGCGTGCGGTCATTCTTCGGTCATTCCGTCGGGTTTATCATGACGAATTAATTCAATTACATAAATCCCAATTTGGCATGACAGCCTACGGAATGTTCGAGACTAAGTATGAGCAAGCTTACGCTCGTGCTTCAGGATCACCTGAGACTAGCATTTTTAATAGCTTAATTAATGCCTTTGTAGCATATGTTGCCCTCAGGTGGACCAAGCTTCAAGGGGTTGAGATACCACCCAAGCAAGCTTTCCATTCATTGGGTATCTACGGCGGTGATGATGGCCTTACTGCCAACGTGGACAAGGACGCCTACGTTCGTGCGGCTAAGGCCATCGGACAAGATATCACTGTGGAGTTGGTGCAGCGTGGCATGTTTGGAATTAAATTTTTGGCCCGCATTTATTCACCAGACGTGTGGTTTGGTGATACCAACACTTGTTGTGATATCCTGAGGCAAGTTGTTAAATTTCATACCACTGTGCGCCTCAATTCAAATGTTACCCCCATCATGAAACTTCTTGAGAAAGTTAGAAGTTTCATACTGTCAGACCCCGATACTCCGATAATCGGTGAGTTCTGCCAGCTTGTTTTACGGATACATGGGCGAGCCATCGATTTTGATGAACGATGTGCTGCTGTGTCTACATGGACTGCCCGGTATGATGCAGAAAGCCAGTATCCG